AATGAGCCAGGTCATATTGGAGTTCCCGCTCGACCGCGATGATGTCAAACTGTTTACTGACACAATCGCGGTCGAACTGGGCAACGGCGTGAGGCTGACCACGGGGATACCCCAGTGGGTCAAGAGCGTCAATTCTGCCAAGCTACAGATCGTATTGGATATTGAGGGATCACCCGATGCCGTCACTTAAAGAGCATCAATCGTCGGAGTTCACAAAGCTCCTTCTTATAGGGGACTCCAAGTCCGGTAAGACCGGGGCCCTGGCCTCACTCGTCAAAAAGTACAAGCTGCGGATACTCGATCTGGACAACGGGCTGGATGCCCTTGTGCAGGTAGTTAAACGCGAAGCGCCCGATCGACTCGAGAGCATCGAGTTCCGCACGCTGCGGGACAAGCTCAAGGCCAGTCCCTTTGGCACCGTCGTGGATGGCTCGGCCACGGCCTTCATCGAGTCCCTTAGAATGCTTGATCTGTGGAAGTACGGGAACGTGGACCTTGGTCCGCCCGCGGGCTGGGGCCCTGACTGTGTCCTCGTGTTGGACTCGCTGACGTTCCTTTCTGATGCGGCCTTTCGCTTTCGTGAGCCTTTGGTCCCTAAGTCAAAGGATGGCAAATATGACGTTCGAGCTGTCTATAAAGACGCGCAGGACGCTGTTGAGGGCGTCCTTGCCCTCCTCACGTCTGAGTCTTTCAGAACTAACGTTATTGTCATTAGCCATGTCAGATATGTGGATAACCCTGATGGCACCAAGAAGGGCTACCCTACGGCAGTTGGATCAGCTCTTTCGCCTCAAATCCCAAGGTATTTCAATTCGGTGGCTCTCGCCCAGACGGGCCCGGGCGGCAAAAGACAAATCCAAACTGCGGCGACGGCGATGATCGACCTCGCTAACCCCGCCGCGTTCAAGATGTTGCCTACGTTGCCAATTGAGACCGGGCTGGCGACGTACTTCGAAACCCTCCGGTCATAGGAGCCAGGAAATGGCGATGTCCTTTGAAGAAATCCTCAAGATGCCCACGTCGGAGTTCAAGCAACCCAAACCCTTCCCGACGGGGACATACCACTGCATGGTCGATGGGCGGCCCGAGCACGGCCAATCCTCGCAGAAGAAGACTGATTATCTGCGGTTCAAATACAAGATCATTGCCGCTGGTAATACTGTGGACGCCCGCGAGGCCGCGGAGCAGCAGGTCGTTGGGAAGACCCTGCAACAGGACTTCTACATTATCGATAACGACGTTAGCAAGTCGATTATCAAGGAGTTCCTCCAGAACACCCTTGGTATCGCCAACCCTGGCGATGCGAAGGGTATTGAACAGATGCTCGATGATGTTCCGAACCGTGAGCTTCTGGTAGAAGTCAAGCATGAAATGTCCCAGGACGGCAAGCGGATCTTCCATCGCGTGAACTCGACTGCGCATGTCTAAGGTATCGTGACTCCCGAGCGTGCGCGTTGAGGGCCTGGGGACCATCATGAAAGTGGTCCCCAGGCCGCCATCAAAGGAGGCACTTGTGCCAACCTGCAAGGACTGTTTCTATCATAGGGAGATCGGCAATGAGGTTGCCGTAGCTTGTCACAGATACCCTCCGGCTATAACCAAAGTCGAGGAGGGCCGGATTACATCTAACTTTCCTCTTATTAATAACGAGACCTGGTGCGGGGAATATCGCACTGGAGCCATATCGGAACAAAATGTTTCGGTACGTACAGTCAGAAAGGAGTCACGCAAATGACTGAGGAACGAAATGAGGCGACATCTTTGGGCGATCCTGTGGAATTTACTCGTAGCAATAACGGCGGCCCTCCTGATATACTTAGGATTGGAGAGCTTAGCGCGCGTGGGATAGACAGGATAAGCATCGAGACCGCTGATCAAATCCGGGAAATGGGAGAGGCCGTGGTCACGCACGCGGAGGCGATCCGCGCCGAGGCCAGTGCTCTTGCAGACTCCATCTTGGAGTCGGGACGGCTCTTCTCCGATAGAGTTGCGGCGTTCAGTAACACAGCACAAAGTATGCTTATCTCCATGAGTGAACAGAGGGATAAGCTTCACAAAAGATAGGAGGCCACATGACTTCAGGGCAATTTCACTTGGTTCCGCTTGGCGACATCCACGTCAAGCGGGACGAACGGCAGCGGCGCGAACTGAGCGACATCGACGTGCTGGCGGACTCGATCAACCGTCTGGGATTGATCCATCCTATCGTGGTTACCCGGGACTTTGAACTCGTCGCGGGCGAGCGCCGGTACACGGCCTGTACCAGATTGGGATGGACTGCGATCCCAGTGCAGTACGTGGACGAACTTGACCCCCTCAAACTGGAGGCGATCGAGCTTGAGGAGAACATCAAGCGCCAGGATATCTCCTGGCAGGATCAGGTCAACGCTGTCTCTCGGTGGCACAGCCTTCGGCTGCGCGCTGATCCTACGTGGAGCCAGGCGGATACGGCCGAGGCAATAGGCTTTACCAAGCAGCACATCAACAGACTTATACTGGTTGCGGAGGAGATGGATGACAACAAAATGGTTGCGGATGCTCCTAAGCTGTCCACGGCCTTGGGCATCGCTCAGCGTGCGCGGGAGCGCCGAGACGAAGCCAACATCAGTCGATTGCACGAGCACTTTGGAGGCGAACGGCCCGAGGTCGAGCCAGAGTCGATCCTCACGACGGACTTCACCGACTGGGCGCTCGGGGACAGCCCGTGGCGGTTCAACCTGATCCACTGCGATTTTCCCTATGGAATAGGAGCGGACGACTTTAACCAAGGAGGCGCTCGCGCCCATGGGGGCTATGAAGACACGCCCGAGGCGTGGCAGAAACTGATGATGGCCTTGGAGATCACCACCAAGACTATGACGGCCCCGTCGTGCCACCTGATGTTCTGGTTTGCTATGCGGAAGGCCGATATGCGACTGTATGAATGGACCTGTCGTCAGCTCGAGAACATAGGCTGGGACATCAATCCTCAACCGCTGATATGGATGAAGTCAGATGGAGCCGGTATTCTCCCCGACCCTGAACGTGGACCCAGACAAATCTATGAGACATGTCTCTTTGGGGCCAAGGGCGACCGCAAAATTGTTAGGGCTGTTGCCAACGCTTATAGCGCTCCAACGGTTCGAGAGAGGCATATGTCCGAAAAGCCAGAGCCCATGCTGCGACACTTTTTCGGGATGCTCTGTGACGAGAATACGATTATGCTCGATCCCACCTGTGGTAGTGGAAGTTCCTTGCGAGCGGCTGAGAGCCTTGGTGCTAAGTATGTGCTTGGGCTCGAGATCAATAAAGACTATGCGAACCTGGCTCGTGAAGCGCTCGAAATAAGCCGCCGTCTGAGAAAAGCTGAGGCTATGGTACATACCTAATGCCTGACAATTTTAAGATAGCCCTCGTGGGCGAAGCGTGGGGAGAGCACGAGGAGCGGGAACGTGCTCCCTTCGTGGGCCCGGCGGGATGGCAGCTCAACTCGATGTTGGGCGAGGCCGGGATAGCGCGAAGGGAGTGCTTTCTTACAAACGTCTTCAACCTACGACCCAGGCCGACAAACAAGATCGAAAATCTGTGCGCTACGCGCAAGGAGGTCCGTCATGCGCTCCCGCCGCTATCATCTGGCAAGTACATCCGCGATGAATTTCTCCCAGAACTCGACCGCCTTTACGCAGAACTTACTCGAGCTAATCCGAATGTCATTGTCTGTCTCGGGGGAACTGCCGCCTGGGCAATACTACGTGACGGTAGAATATCGAAACTTCGTGGGGCAGTCGCAGGTTCCCCCGTACTGGCAGGAAAAAAGTGCATCCCAACCTTCCACCCCTCCTACATCCTCCAGGGAGGATACGAAGCAAGGCACGTCACTATCCTCGACCTTCAAAAGGCGCGACGCGAGTCCGAGTATCCCGAGATTAGGCGTCCCCAACGAACAATCTTCACAGAGCCACTCCTCGGGGACCTCGACCAGTTCTACTCCGAGCACATTCTACCCGCCAGAAGACTGGCGGTCGACATCGAAACCAGAGGGAACGTCATAACCTGCATCGGGTTTGCCCCTACGATAGACGTGGCATTGGTTCTGCCATTTGAGGACCACCGCAACGCTTCAGGACGTTATTGGGGCTCGAAAGAGGCCGAGGTCGCGGCGTGGAAATGGGTCAAGAAGGCCCTCGCAAGCCCGTGCGAGAAGGTGTTCCAGAACGGACTGTTCGACATGCATCGCTTGTGGAGGACTTATGGGGTTCCGGTTACTAATGCTCGTCACGATACTATGCTTCTTCATCATGCACTCATGCCAGAGTCCCCTAAGGGACTCGACTACCTCGGGTCAATCTATACATCCGAAAGTGCATGGAAGCTCGGTATCCGATTGAAACACAAGGGAACGATCAAAAAGGAGGACTGACATGGCTATTCCCAGTATCCTCGCCCGCATCGCGGCAGGAGTGGCCACAGAGGCCATCGAGGACAGCGAGGCCTCGCTCATGGCCACCCTGGCCGAGCATCTGGGCGTGCCCTTCCCAAAGGACAGCGACTCACTGACCATTCCCGTGGCCAGCTCCGCGATCTCTGCCATCGGCTACAAGTCCCCCGACACGATCACAGTGGTGTTCAAGCGGGGCGGGTCGTTGAGCTACGACTTCATGGGTTCCCTCGATGAATTTGCCGCGTTCGCGCTGTCGCCCTCCAAGGGAGCGTTCTTCAACGCTCACTTCAAAGACCGATGAAGGCCACCCGCACTGATCTACTTCGCCCCGGCGAGCCCAAATCCGAGACCGAGCGTCTCTGGATATACAATGGCCTGGACTGCTGCGTGACCCTTGAAGTTCTCGAGGCCATCCTTCCCCAACTCGATAACCTTACGGGTAGTACTTATGCACTATCGCTTGCTCTGCAGGCGCCGGTGCTGGAAATGAACCTCCGTGGAGTCCTTGTCGATGAAACCGAACGAGTACGAGCTATCGAACAGTATCGAAGTGACACTGACCGCCTACAGCGGAACCTGTATCGGATCGTTCACGATGGAGTCGGATACACCAATTTCCGAGACAGCGGAAAAACTAAGGCTTGGCGTTCTAACTCCCATGTTGCTGCTCTCCTCTATGATGTACTCAAACTTCCTGAAGTACGAAAGCGAAACGAACGGGGAGAGATGGTACGCACAGTTAACCGGGACGCCCTTGAACGACTACAGATACATTTTATCTCTCAGCCAATTATTAACCATATCCTCGCACTACGAGATTTTGGTAAAAAGATTGGAGTCCTTGAGACGAAAATTGACTCCGACGGGCGACTCCGTACTTCTTATAACATCGCAGGAACTACAACAGGTAGATTTTCTTCTAGCCTCAATGACTTTGGAAGTGGTGGAAATCTCCAAAACATTGAGGAACGCCTCCGCCGTATCTTCGTAGCTGATCGGGGAATGAAGTTCGCCAACATCGACCTTGAACAGGCCGACTCCCGTAACATAGGAGCGCTGTGTTACAATGTCTTCAGAGACCCGACGTATCTCGATGCTTGTGAGTCAGGGGACCTACACACTACAGTTGCCAGAATGTCGCGACCGGACTTGCCCTGGAGTGGTGACCTCAAGAGGGACCGCGTGGTCGCTGAGCAACCCTACTATCGGCATCACACTCTACGCCATGTGTGTAAGGTGCTCGGCCACGGTACTAATTACCTTGGTTCCCCGTACGAAATGTCCAAGCACACCAAAATCGAGCAGTCGATCATCAAAGACTTCCAAGCGCTCTACTTCTCCACGTTCCCCTCGATCCACAAGCTCCACGACTGGGTCAAAGAAGAAATAATGAACAAGGGTTACTTGGTGACGCCCTTTGGGCGTAAGCGCTGGTTCTTCGGCAAGCGCGACGAGCGTGATACACTGAAACAGGCCGTGGCCCACCTGGGCCAGTCGATGACCGCGGACGAGATGAACCATGCTATGTTGGCCCTATGGCGGCTGAACATTGTACAGATCATGTTGCAGGGGCACGACTCAATACTTATACAGTACAAGGAGGGCGAAGAAAATGAGGTTATTCCGAGGGTTCTTTCTGCGATGCGGGTTCCCCTGGAACTCGAGGGCGGCCGCGAGTTCGTAGTGCCTGTGGAAGTGCAAGTCGGATGGAATTGGGGTAAGAAAACTGCTGATAACCCGAATGGGCTTTCCAAGTGGCACCCCCCGCAGGCATCCGAAGGCTAGGCAACTGGATCGAGTCCTACGAAGAGTTCACTGAAATTCTGCCATCTCCGGCATTGTTTCGCAAGTGGGTTGCGATCTTCTTCGTTGCCGCTGCAATGGAACGTAGAGTGTGGGTGAGGACCATGGGGTCCGCGCTCTATCCGAACCTCTATGTTCTATTGGTAGGTCCTCCTGGCATTGGCAAGGGCGTGGCTATGCATCCCGCCGAGGCCATGATGCGAGATGTCCCTGAGATCCACGTTGGCCCCTCGGACATGACCACGGCCAGCATGATCGATGCCCTGAACGAGTCAGTTAGAAGGGTCATCATCCTGGGTGGTAACCCGCCCTTTGACGAGTTTCACTCACTCACAGTGGTCTCCCGAGAACTTGGGGTGCTTATCCCTGGCTGGGAGACTTCGCTGATGAACAACCTAACGGATATCTACGATGGATTTACAGTCGATCAGAAGCGACGAGGGAAAGATCTTAGGATCAAGATTAAAGCTCCACAGATTAATCTTTTGGGAGCGTGTACTCCTGCATATCTTAATGAAGTCATGCCTACGGGAGCTTGGGATCAAGGGTTCATTTCCCGCACCCTGCTCATATATTCAGGTGAGCGAGTCAGTCGAGACCCTTTCCTCGATGAGGGACTTGGCCCCACCGCAGGTCGCCTGCACGCTGATCTTCTCCATGATCTTAAAACTATCGCGCTCGAGTACGGTCAAATGTCCTTCACCACTCCCGCCGCAGCTGCAATCAAGGCCTGGATCAGAGGCGGTTGCAAACCCGAACCTGAACACTCTAAGCTCCAGTACTACAACTCCCGGAGAACCGCCCACCTCCTGAAACTGTGCATGATCTCCAGCATCGCGCGACGGGGCAACAAGATAATCGAGATCGAGGACTATGCCCAGGCCCTCAATTGGTTGATGGAAGCTGAGCAATATATGCCAGACATCTTCAAATCAATGGTGTCGGGCGGGGACTCCAACGCGATGGAGGAGACCTGGAACTACGTGTGGACCCTATACGGCAAGGAGAAAAAGCCCATCTCGGAACACCGCATAGTCCACTTCCTGCGCGAGCGCGTGCCTGCCCATTCCATCATGAAGGTCATCGAGATGATGGTCCGGGGAAGGATGTTCGAGCTGCAGTCGGATGAGGGCACAGTGGGCTACAAGCCCGCGTCGCGGGAGGCCCGACTCACCGGGCGAGCTGATCCTCGAGAGTAGCCCCGCCGGGATCACGCTCGTCAATGCCACTCATGACCTTGATGTAGATCTCACGAGCGTTGCGGTGCCCCCGGAGGGCTCGATCTTGACTTGCCTGATTGGTGTCAGTCATCCAGTTCTGGAATAGGAGTCCGACGCGGGCAGTGTATGCGGCCTCTACCCCGCGCCGGTCGAGTCGATCGAGTTTCTTATCGTACTTGGTCGGTTTGAGGGGCGGAACGCCCTCGCCCGGGCTTTGATCACTGACAACGAGCATCAGGAAGAAGGCTATTCCAACGGCTATGATAAAGGCTATTAGGGGTCCAAGGTACTTCATGTGATAGCCGTACCGTTGATGTAAACTGTAACCTTTCCGTCCTCGATAACGATCTTAATCTCAGTCTTCCCGTCCACTTGGACGGGGGGAGGTTCCTCCGGTCCCGGAGGCTCGATGTGAGGGGGATTTCCTACGTAGACCGGAGGCAGTGCATCGTCCGCCGCTTCTCGCTGGATGTAGATCGTGTTGTCTAGCTCGAGGAGACATTTGAGTACAGGCATACAGCCCACCCGTGAGTCACGAGCCCCGCTACTCCACTGGCCATCGGCCACATAGAACCCGCTCGTGTAGATGTTAGTCCCAGCGTACACATAGGCCGAGGGGCTCCCGTGGAGCCTGTAACCCCATCCATTATAGGACTCCCACCAAAACGCGGCCTTCTCTAGCCGCCAATCCTCCACATCGTCGAGTCCGTGGTCCTCGAGCGCGATTATCGCCGCCCTGTCCCAGGCGTCTTGCCCGTAGTAGGGCCCTTGCCCTTTCGGGACGTGGGTCGAGACTTTGTTGAGCGGGTCCCCTTGCGCGAGCTGGGTAGAGAAGTCACAATCCGCTTCACGAAAATGAGTAGGTCCGATCCACCACCAGGGGACCCCCGTCTTCGCTTCGACATTCTGATACCGAGCCTTATTCGCGAGGATTTTCTTGGCGATACCCTGGGCCATTGTGAGCTTGTTGCGCTCCATGATATCCCACCAGTGCGCGGCCTCAGGCCAGAAGGCCCCATACTTGGGGATTGTCGTGGAGGTAGTGATTGCCCGGGGCGTGATCTCACTCATTCGACTACCGAGACTGTCCCGAGGATCAACGAAGTGATATCTGTATCGGTTTGAAACACCATAATCAGTTTATAAAGCTTGGGCCGTAACGCGAACATAGCTGGCGCTTCGACGCGCCACTGCACGATCCCGGGCGCGGGCAGGGTGATACTCCCGCCGCGCATAGTAATAATCAACTCGTCGAACCGACTGAGCTGGTCCTGGAGCCTCAAGATGACATCGACCACCCCCGAGAAGTCGTAGAGAGTATCGTTATCGATGCTCCACACTTCCACAGTCTCTACCCAAGTACTGTAGATCGATGCGGGAGGGATTGATCCATCTAACATCTTGGACCTCTACAGCTTGATAAACCAGGTTACGAGCCGCGCGAGCGGCATGTTGTTGATAGGTGTAGTGCCGCCGATAGTGGTTGTAGTGAAGGTATGGCTGTGGCCGGGCTCGTTTGGGATAGGGTGGAAGTGGTTTACACTGTCCGTTCCGGTAGTAAAGTTGTGGGTGTGGTTTGTGGCCTGAGAGCCCGAGGCACTGAAGGAGTGGGCGTGGTCGCCAGAGCCGAAGCTGGCGCCGCTGGTAGTACCAGTCGTACCGGCGGTAAGGAGATTGGCACCTCCGGGAGGGCCTTGTTGTACTCCCGAGAAATAAGTATAGGTGTGGCTGTGGTCAAGGCTATAGCCCGTACCAGCAGAGCCAATCGTAGTTCCCGAGGACGAAATGACGATAGTCTGGTTTTCAGCCCCGGTCGTGCCACTGTGCGTATGGAAGGTGTTAACAGTACTGGTCTGCCCCCCGTGCGCGTGAGACCCATCCACCGAGGTCGTGCCAGTGTGTTGGTGGGCTGGCATCTGACCCACGCTAAGCGTAACCGAGTTAGCTCCGATACTCGCCGCGGGGAAGGTTGTAGTTCCGACATTGAAAAGCAGCCCGGTAAATGCACCGGCCGGAGTATTACCCATGTCATCGACGCCGAATAGTGCCGCGCCTCGACAAGAAGGTAGTACGATGTTCTTGTTAGCGTTAAAGTCGGCTATAGCCCCAGAGGGAGTGCGTCCCCCTGACACAGTAGCCATAGCATCATTGACATTGTTATACAGATACTGGAACAGCGCAAATGTGTCACTGTTCGTATTGTTCAATCCATTAGCTCGTTCTGTCGCGAGCGAGGCCGCGTTGCCGATAGTCCTTCCATTCAGCCTGACATAGCCAGGTTTGGTCGTATTGATAAACTCTCCGTGGATCATACCAGTCTGGACGCGCTCCTCGGCAGGAATAACCACAGTCAGATCAACTGGGTTCGGATTAGGCACCGCAAGGGTAAAGGTTATTTGAACGTCGTCCTTGGACTTTACCTGAAAGTCATAGCTGACGACGTAGGGCACGAACACGTCTGGCCAACGACCGTTCGCATCCGCGACTACCGGATTGGGATGGGCACTTGACTCGCCCGCGTCGCGAAACACTGTCAGCGGTGACGTTGTCCCGCCCTGAAAGAAGAACGCCTTAGCGCCATCCGCGCGGAGGTCGTCAGCATAACGCTCGACCATTCCTGATCTATTCCACAGGCTTCCCACGAGCGCCTCCAATGACAGTGGCGGGATCTACATCAGTCCCAAGATTGTTGTTTAGGTTCTTTGTCGCGAGGTTAAACCCCACTATCGCGGCGTTACCGCCAGAGCGTACTACCCGTTCATAGGCCCGGGACCATGCGGCCACACTTGCCGCGAGCGCGGGCGAGGTCAGTGCATGGGCAACCACCTTAACTGGGATCATGGTGCCGAGCACCGCGAGCGGGGCGGCTATAGCTCCTGCCCCAGTGATGCCTCCAACGGCAGCTGCTCCTACGGCGGCTTTAGCCATGGTCCCGGCCGAGGGCCCTCGCCATGTCGGCGCGCGCTCGGCGACCTCTGCGATACTGTCCAGATGGTGCCTCAGCGAGCCCGAACCGCCCTGCCCAAAGAGGATATTCTTCGAGGCCTCCGGCAGTTCGCCATAGCGACGGACAAAGTCGCCCGCGCCGAACTCTCCGACCTCGTTCTGGCCCAGGTGCTGGACCAACTGAGCCTGGACCTCGCCCTGCTTCTTGGCGGGGGTTAGCTGGCGCATCCGCGCGAGCGCGGCAAGGTCCTCTGGCGTGCCAGTCCGGGCCATATTGGCCATTTGGGCTATGGCGTCTTCAGCTGGCTTATCTGTCACAGTGGTCAGTCGGGGCGGCACGGGACCAGTAGAACCCGCGATCCGACCCTGGAGCATCTCGCCGGTAGCCCCAACTTCCGCACCAGGCTCGATCCCGCCCTTAGAGATGGCCTTACTCAGCGCGGCCCCGCCTCGCATAGCGGCGATCCCGGGGGCTACTGGCCCACCAAGGGCCGCAGCCATGGCGTTTTGGGGCTCCTGAAGTTCGCCTCCAGCGCTCTTAAGGAACTGACCGAAGCCCTTTTTTGCGCCCGCAACCCACTCAGGAATTAGATTGCTGATCGCGTCCGTAACTGGGCCCTCGGTTCGTCCAGTGGTTCCGCGGCTAACGCGGATGGCTGCGACTTCTCGGGCCTGCTCGGCCGGGTCCTGGGACAGTGTCGTGCCCTCGAGGGGCGAGGGCTTTTGCGCCTTTGGCGTATAGGGCTTTGCCCCGGGCGGAAGCGTGTCCAAGGGATGAGGGTCCTCGACTAGCCGTGCGCCAGCGGGAAGCGTATCTCCCGCGTCCGCTGCATATGGCTGTTGCGTGTCACTTTTTGGAGTACCGCCCCCTGCCATCGACAGAACCTTGGACGGATCGCCGAAACGCTCTCGCGTACCGGGCGGGGCTATCCTCGGCGGGGGCTGTCGCTGTTGCTCCTCGATGTAGTCACCGACTGGGTCAGAGCTGAACGGAGCAAAGCGCTGACGGAAGGTGTCCACAGAGGGATCAACAGGGTTTAACCTGCCCCACCGAGGCTCATTTGGCTGCAGATAATCAAACTCTCTGGCCATTAGCTGTATGGCTCCCGCTTACCGTTCCGAATGATAAACAGTTTACCACCTACATCAAAGATCTTACCTTCATCTTCAGCAGTGATCTTCCGCGCGGTGGCTGGAGCCGCCGCAGGAGCAGCTGTATCGGGCGCAGTCGTAGCCTGGTTACCACCAGCTATATCCAGAATTTCCTGTCCTTTTTTAGTCGGTTGGCCTGTTGTTGAGTCAACAAAGAGTGGGTTCTTATCAGCATAGTCACTTAGGGCTTCGTTGACTCCCCAAGATGTAGCTCGGAGAGGATTATTCTTCATGTAGTCACGAGATACCTTAGAAGCGTTCCTATCATAAACAGCCATCTCCCGAAGGTGTCCAATGATCTTCTCGATACCGCCGGGAGTCTGCAGTATTTGTGGAAATATCTTTTCAACGAACGATCTATCAGCGTCGGAAAAGGACTTACTGAAGCTTCCGACGTGCGCCATAAGAGCCTGGTTAGAAAGGGAAGTGAACTCTTCGTTGAGCATAGCGGATTGCTGAGCTGACTTAGCAAAGGTTCCAAACCTATTCTTAAACTGAGTTGGATCAACTCCAAGTATCTTTAGCACCGATAGTGTCTCATTGACAGCCGCAGCATATTTATTGGCAGATGCTCCAGATACAAAGTCCTTGTCTTTGGTAAGCGCACTCATTCTATCGAGCGTAGAAATCAACTGTTGGGATTGTCCAGCCCTCTTTTCAGTATCAAGATAGATCTTCTCCGCTTCTTCTATTCTCTTTGGAGCCTGTTGAAGTTCCAACTTGTAATCACCAAAGCTAATATCAGGCTTACCAGCTTGACGCCGTGAAATCCTTTCTTCCATCCAACTCTGTTGTTCTTTGTCTAGCTTAAGCTTACCCATAGCATCTCGGAAGCGCTCCATAAGAGCCCGCCCCGGGCCACTGGTCATCAACTGCCGTGGCATACCAGACAAGGCCTGTCCCACCGCAGCGGCCTCAGCCTGGGCATCGGCCTGGTATGCAGGCATCTTGATCGGGGTATTAGGATCTGTAGCTGGCTGAGGGGCCGCCTGCGGAGGCGCTGCTCCAAGAGCCGGAGCTGCCGCAGCATTGAGCGTCTCCGCGCTCATCACTGGGGTCTGTCCCGGCAGTGTATTCGGAGTGGGCGGAGGCCCAGCCAATTGCTGTGGCTGTGGCTGTGCAGCGCCCTGCTGAGCGGCAGCTATGATGGCGTCACTCGGGCCGGGCTCGGCCGCAGCCTGTTGTGGCCCTGTCGGGGGAAGGGCGCTTTGCGGTTTCACTCCCGGAATAGCTCCGGGTGGGCCCTGGAACGGGTCGGGAGCAGGCGTCTGTGGCGCCGGAGTCAGCGGGATGTTAGGGGCTTGCTCCGTCGGGGCTGCGCCCCCGCCACCCATCTTGGGATACACAAATTTACTCAGGAAGTCTGCCTGTAGGGCATCCGCCGCGCCCTTTTGGGTCAACTGCCGACGCGCAAGCGCGGCCGCCTGGAGCTTCAACCCGGCCTCCATCTGGCCCGCGGCGAGCAGCTGCGATGCCTTCCTCTCCAGTGAGTCTGGATCGGTGCTCTTGAGGTCCGCAAGCGTTTCCTTCAGCGTAGCCCTATCCCGAGCCGCTCCCGCGACGGAGGGGAGGGCCCCGAGCAGACTGAAGTCCACATTAAAGTTGTCGGCCATAGTCAACTCCTACGCTGCGAGTCCAAGGCCCTTAAGAGCACTGCTTCCGATCGGGGTCGAGGCCCCTGCCGTGGCCAGGTTGAGGCCCAGGTTCCACAGGTTCTTCGAGCCAGCCATCTCCGCGTTCGCGGCAGTCTGGAAGGTCGGCGAGTACTGCCCTGCGATGTTCTGGAAGCCCTGGGACTGTTGTCCAGAAAGCGTGGACAGCAGATTGGCAATGCTGTTGCCTGTCCCGGTGTACACTCCACTCTGATCCTCGCCGCCGCGCTGGGCCAAATTGGCCAGGCTGGTCCCGGTCCCGAGCAGGGTATTGGCCACGTTAGTACCTGTGCCCGACAACAGATCGGACAGTTTTCCGCCGGTGCCAGTGTAGATGTTAGCCGCGCCCGTGCCTCCCGTAAGGGCAGCATTGGCTGTGCCCGAGGCGGCAGTCGAGGCCGCGTTCGCGCCAAGAGGCGCATAGGCCCCCTGCTGGGCCTGGCCGAGGCCGGATACACCTGCGCGCCAGGCACCGTAATCTTGATTGGCCAGGCCCTGCCCAAAGGTCTGCGCTTCACGGAGCTGGTTTCCGCCCGCGGCCATGCCAGAGGCATTCGCGTTACGCAGAACGGACTCGAGTCCCTGGTTCAGCTGGAACTGGTAGCCGGGGCTGGACTGAAACGCGGCCTGAACCTGTCCCGCCATAGGACCAAGGCCAAAGGCCCCCTGCGCGATATCACCGCCCTGAAGAGCCCGTGCATCATAGCCTTGCCCTTGCCCAGCGAGTCCGCCGTAGGCGTCTGTTGCCCCCTGAACACCGCTTCGGAGTGACTCAAGGCCCCCTGTCTGTCCAGCCAAAAGGGCATTGGTCCCGCCGGTCTGGCCCCCATAAAGAGCCGCGATTGCCTGGGGCGAGTAGTTCTGGATGTCTCCGCGCGCCGTGGCTTGCCCGCCCTGAAGGGCACCAATGGCACTGCCCTGTCCACTTTGGAGGGCGTCGATGCCGCGGGTCTGCGCGGCACCAATGCCAGATTGGATCTGATTGGAGATCCCCGTAAGATACTGCTGCTGTTGTTCTGCAGCTTTCTTAACGGGATCGCCGGTAAAGATATCGAACAGGCCCATTATAGCCTCCTATGACTTCTTCAGTCCGTACATCGCGATGCGCCCAGAGACTATCGTGCCTGAGGCAAAGAAGAACCGCACAGCATTACATGGGGTAGAGTCGCTGGCTTCCTCACCAGCACCGATCACCATATAAGTACCGCTACCAGCATCATACCAGTCAACAGATCGCCAACTAGCCGCGTTTAGGTTTTGGTTCCTATTTGGATAGAGCATAACCTCAGAACTATTTCCCCACGTGGAGCTTGTGGCCCCACCAATCCTGAAGTACGCGCTGGAGCCTTCTAGAGTCGAGCTGTGGAAGTTGGCCGCGGTGCCGCCCATATAGACATATACCCAGGTCCATATATTGGCAGTGTTCTTCCACGTCGCGCCTCCATCCAGACTCATCTGCATCCACAACGCTGCGTTGTGGGAAGAGGTCCTCAGCGACGTGATGTGGAACTGATAGGTATCGTAAGTGTTGTCTATCCCCGTGAATACAAGTTGTCCAGAGTTGTTTGCCACTTGAGACGAGAGGAATATCAGTCCGGGAGAAACGCCCGGAGGCGGATTTTGTAGTGCGGTAATAGCCGCTTGTTGTGTTGTGTTATTCGCCTGCTGTGCTGTGTTAATTGCCTGCTGTGCTGCAAGAGATGTTTGCAGTGTCGCGACATTCGCTTGAAGCTGTGTCGTGGTCGTGAATAGATCTTGAAGCCATGAATACCATTCAGGGTCCCAGTGACTCTGTTCATCAGTAACTCTTGAGAACGGATCGAGTGGGGCCTTCATCCAGAGTACCCCCGTGCTTCAAGATCATCTATCGAACCTCCCGACAGTCCCACATGGACCGGGTCCGAGACCCTCAACCGGAACCGAACGCCCTGGCCCTTAGACAGCCCGCACTGCAGGACATATGGGTGGGAGAGCGACTCCCCCGGACCACCGAGGCGACGCAGCACAGGGTCACCGTAGGTGTATCCCCCGTCGAGTGACCATGAGATCTCTACCTTCGGGTTCGTTACAGTGGAGGTCGTTCCTACAGCGGTCGTTAGCAAGAAGCTGCTCCGAGGCACCATGACCCCGCGCGGAAAGCCTGACATCACCCCGCTTTCTACCTGCCAAATCAACGGGTCAGTACCTTCAAGAAAGTATGATCCGCTGATCTGATACAGATCTCCGGTAAACTCATCTCCGACGATCCAGCGATCGAAGATCCGTATACTCTTCATTCCCTTCCAGTTGGACCGATTAAACGACTTGCGCTCGTTCCACTCGCCCGTGACTAGGTTATACTCCCACGTCCAATTATCATGAGAGGACAAGACCCAGAAGGCATTCTTGCCGTACATATAGACAAAGGCCTCGATGAGGTTACGGCCCCCGGCGAGTACCGCTGATTGAATGGCCCTACTAACATCATCGGTAGAGACTGGTGTAGGCGTGTATCCATCCAACTTATAAACGATGAAGTCATCTCCGGCCCAGAGCAACTGATTGGCCCATCCGGTCTCCCAACCAGCGACAGCATGAGTCCCAACGATACCCCGAGGGATAGTGACCTCGCGCGCGAACGGAAATGGGCTTGTTCCTGCATCGCGATAGACCCCTGTCCACTTATCTCCGAAGGCATAAAGTCGCCCTGCGTATCGCAGTACCCGCCGCACGAACAGACCCTGCTCGGTGTTCAGCGACAACGCCTGTACATTAGTAGAATTAAGATCGGAAGCATAGATCTGACCCCCACCGAACGACCAGACAAAGTACCCATCGAAGTCACAAACACTCGTTGGCCCGGCAGGTAGATTGGCCGAGACAAAGGCTGTTATCCCGGTACTGGTGTCAACATTAAAACAGCCATTTTCGCTGACAACTACATTCTGTTTAACAAGAGCATTATTCCGCCCGAAGGTTACTGGTTCGGTCCCTACAAACGGACCTAAATCTGTCACAGAAAAGATACTATCAAACTTCATAAGTCTACCATTAATTGCCCATACTCCAACGGCTTCTGCGTCAAGAAATCCTCTAGTATGACCACTTATTGCAGTCGTTGCTATCCGTTGAATACCAGGAGAACGCCTTACGATGATCTGTGATGGTGCTCCATAGGGCGTCTTCTCCACATAGGCATTGATCAGCCTTCCACCAGACTCTTGTGGCCTGGTGGCCGGGGCTGACGTAGTTGGAAATACAATAGACGGCATCAGAAGTACTCAGCTTCCTGGGTCCCGTAAGTGGGACCGCTCGAGGTCAACCGGCGTAAGCGACTCTCATAGTACTCCTTGATCTGCGGATCGAAGTTCTTTCCCGCCACGGGAGCACAGATGTTGGCCAATAGTCCCGCGAGCGAGTCGAACCACTCAGCGGGGATATACCCATCATTAACTACCTCACAGATGTTATCCGAGGCCAGTTGCATTACCAACGGATCTACGTTATTATCGATCTTCTCTGAGTACTCCGCCTCGAGTCCCTGACCAGTGCCGACAATGTTGAGCTTGTCCGCAGCCTCACGGATAAGCTCGAAGCGGGTTTTGGTTGTTTTCATAGCGGCAGAAGCTCCAGTGTGATGTTCAACCGCGTGATAGGGGCACCTGTCGTAGATGAGAACCTAATGATGTCGCCTGCGTTAATACCTGTAGTCCATCCGGCCAAGGTGCTGTTCTGATACTTACCCGCGACAAGAACAGGGTTAACTCCTCCCGTGATATCCACTAGACCGGTAGGCCATGCAGAGAAGTTACCCTTCTGGAGGGTTATGGTGGGATTTCCGCTCGTCGCGTCGCTAATGATAGTGACCCTCGTAATAGTACAAGAGTATGGGATTAACGTGTCCTGCACGCTAGGCGTAGCTCCAATGAGCAGCGCGGCGGGAACACCCCTAATCCTGTGATTGGCCGTAAGTTCCAGACTTCCGGCCCCGTTAAACCCCAGACCACCACCTGCCGTCAATATCTCGACTGCCCCGGTGCCAGAGGTATCCCGTCCGAGTAGTCGATCAGACGGGATACTCTGGAGGGCTGTTATAGGGATATTGGCATAGGCCTGTGCCGCGAAAGTGTAGGTACCACCATTCTTAGTGATAGTGATCCCGGTCCCGGCCAAAACCTGAGCCGGGAACCGAGGCAGAATACGAGCACGAAGACTTGGTTGCGTACCCACGAGCACCTCCTACTGCGGATCTCTCTCGACCTTGAACTGTTTGTTCTGGCTAAGAGAGTCGGCTATGATAAGATCGTCTCCGATCTCGACAGGAACTCCCCGCGGAAGCTTGTATGGGCCAAAGTCGAGTACCTTAGCCTCTAACGGATCACCAGTACCAAGCCAGGTTACTTTAACTCGAGCCATATCTTCCTCCACTATTTTTTGGACTTGGACTTGTCGTCCTCTTTGGGCTGAGCTTCCTCCGGGATTGGGATCGCCTGAGCCGGAGGCGGTGCCATAGGGTTCGGCACTACGGGCTCACCCGGCTTCGGCACCGGCCCTTGGGCCGACTGCTGCGAGGGCGGCACGTGAGTATCCAGCTGCGGGGGGTTCGCCTTGTCTTCGTCTTTGTGTTGGGCCATTTCACTCTCCGTAAAAGCGGGAGGGGACTACCCCCTCCCAGTTGGACGAGGTCGGTTACGCAAGTGGCTTGACGAACTGAACGATGATGTAGGCATCACCAGTAGCCGTCCCGGTGATGTTAGCATAGACATCGGTGTCGGCCACGAGTGGCATCACCAACGCCGCAAGTGGTACTGTGTTAAGACTGCCTGCCGTCAATGCGATAGTGGCAGCAATCTCCGAACCGGTAGGTGTCGTACCAATACCAAACACTGGAGTAGAGCCAGTGATAGCCGTCTCCACGTTGGTAGAGGCAGCGAGGATGATAGCTCCCGCCGGGAGCGTACCAACCTTGATGCTGTAGACAGAGACACCGCCAGTCGGCGCGGCTCGGGCAGCAATATACTGCACGAACTCATATCCGGCTTCGCGAGCGGCTCCCCTGTTGTTGAGTGACGTTACCATGTTATGAGCCCTCCTCAATCAGACGAACAAGCGAAGAACCCATTCACCACGCCCCACTGCTTAAGAGTGGTCGAGGTGTACGGGTGCCGCTTGAACATCTTGCCGACGCCGTAGGCCATCTCGATGCCGACGCCAGTGATGAAGCCGTAGTCGTCTTCCTTGCGGAACGTGGGCTTGGCCATCTGACCCCACGCGAAGACTGCAGCCTGTTGGCCGAGCATGAACACAGGCTCGACCCGCGTAGTGCCACCCTGACCTCCAAGCAGGAGGTTGCCAGTGCCTGCCGGACCCCAGGGACCAGGGTTGGCAGTCGTGCCCACGAAGCGGCTGATCTCAGGAACACACCTGACAATCACTCCGTCATAGATCTGATCGCCATCTTGGAAGATAGGGTTCTTGGTAGCGCCATATGGCCCTGACTGTTCGCGGGGCCTTGCGTCCTTGTTGATGGTCTCCAGGGAGATCTTCAGGTCGCGGAACGCGTTAGTGCCTGCGCACGCGATGTAGTACTCATACCCATCATCAGTCCGATAGGGACGGATATGGGGATCAGCATTCATTGCGAGCCGCTTCATCAGTGACAGGTTCGTGGCAGTGAACTTGTCGTTGGTCGTGTCGCACTGACCAAGAGACGTAGCAAAGTCCGTCGCGTTGTTGGACACTGCGTTACCAAATAGGATACGATCCGAATTGGCAGCGCGCCACGCGTCCTTCTGAGCCGTCGAAGCCTGATCGAACTGGATACCATTGACCCTCGTGCCGCCGCTTGACGGCGGAAGGGTCTCGGTCGGCAGGGCCATCAGCGCGGCAATGATCTCGTCCCGCTGAAGTTCCTTACCCCAGTCGCTCAAGAGCGGCTTCGCCACCCCAAATACGTCGGCTGAGTCCTTATGAGACTCAGACTTCGTAGTCACCACAGCGTTACGAGCCCATTCGATCCTGACTCGCATACCGTAGTTGTCGATCTTCTCTTCGTTTCCGACCAGCGTCTGTGTCGCCACGCCAGCTCCCTGAAGGCGCGAGACGAGCGGGATGTTCATATCCTCGCCGCCTGCCTTCAGCTCGCTGCGGATACGAATAACCGCGTTCAGGCCCTCACTCATGTAGGGCGAGAACTGATTACCTCTAACAAACTCTCGGTTGATTTCCTCTGTATACCGAACGAGTTTGTTATTGTCTTGAATGGTTGTCACAGCCATGGCTGTAACCCTTTCCTGACTCGAGCCATATCAAAACATTTTGTTCCGGTATGGCTCATGCGCTCATCTCTCTTTGCCATTACTCATGGCATATCGAAACAAGCTATCGTGGCTCATATCGCCCATCTTCTCCGTGTTTCCGGCGGAGGCGGTGGTCTTTGAGAGCGACGGGGGAAGTCGTGTCTCAGACGGTCGACTGGCAGCGCTTCCACGAACCTTATCTAGCATACTGGCCTGGAAGGTGGGATCGGCCATCTTCTCAGCCAGCTTCTTCTCAAACCAAGCATTAGGATCGTCACCAACGGCAGCAAGCGTAGCCTGCTTCCTGTGCCACTGCACGACCGCGTCGTAGCGGTTCGGTGACTGCACCACACGCTCGTAGTCGGCCACGTCGAGGGTTTGCTGAGCCCTGGCATCAAGGAATGCCTGTTCAGCCTCCGCGACCTTATCCTGCCCGTGCCGGGTCTCAGCGATTAGCTTGCTGTTGTACATCGTAGTAGCGTTCTGCTGTTCAACAACAGGCCGTAGATACCGCTGGATGATTTCTTCCGTGGCCTTGTCAGGGTTTTCGAAGAAGTCCGGCTTCTTTTCCGCTTGACGCAAATGCGTCGCGATCTCGTTCAGGCGCGCTTCCAGCGCCCTCGCTCGATCTTCAGCCGCTCTTCGACCTTCGGCCTCCTCCCTCAACCGCCAAGTCGGAACGCCCGGCTCGGGAGGTTCCACAGCGGCCGGAGGTGGAGGCTCCGGTGCTGGGGGCGGGGCAGGTTCCGGCTCTGCCGGAGGCTCCGCTGGGGGAGTCACTTGTGCTAGATCGAACATCTCTTGCTGGAGCTGCTCGGGGCTCTTATCGTCGTCTGCCATCTTCCATCCTTCCGCTGTTTCGTAGCGTTTACGTATCCGGGGCTATCGCCCCCGGCGGCGAGGCACCGTTTCGTGGTGCAGACGCAATTCCATCAAAGTGTCTCGGAGCGCATAGCGCATCCCACGATGCAGCTTCCTGCGACGCATTCTCCGCATCAGGTGCCGGATGAACCGGCTGAAGTCACTGTCCGACATTTGCGTTTCCACAGACTATATGCGACTATCACTCGACAGAGTAACCGTCGCCACCAGTTGTCATCGGGTGTAAAGGGTCTCATCGTCTCCGATAATCCCCCACTTTCAAGTGATCAATTCCTCCGCGGCGGACTGGCCCCGCGACTGCGGGCTTTGCCTTGCCAGCTGTATTCAGCGCAATGGCAACCGCCTGTTTCTGTGGCTTTCCCGCGCTTATCTCGGTACGTATGTTCTGCGAGATAATTTTTGGGTCTTTCCCTTTGATCAGTGGCATGTCAGCACCCTACACAGATATCTGGAACCGGCTGTAGCGTGGCCGGGGCGGGATCAATCCTCTCAGCCGAACCGAAAGGGCCCAGGGACATGAATGCCCGCAGCTCCCAACAGCACCAATATCACCCAGACAACAACCAGTATCAGGATCACCATCATAAGTATGTTAATGATCCGTCTGAACGGCTCTGGCAGCGGGATCAACGGCAGCAGCTGCTGAACAGCCCACCAGATCACCCCCATTATGATTAGGACAACTATGATGCCCACCAGTGTCCCTATAAATCCAGTCATGTTATCCTCCTAGTATCCCGTTCTCGAAGAAGTCCTTATACGTGAACCCTGGCTTTGCCGGGGGCGGGACCATCTGGGACTGAAGCCCTGCGAGCGTTTGGGGCTGTGCCGATGTATAGGGCACACTCCCAACAGCTCCCGGACCTGGAGCACCGATCCGTGTCCACCAGCCCTTGTCAGGTCCCTCGATGCCAAAGCGTTCACCTCCGGCAGCGTAGGTCTGGGGACCACCAGCGAAGCCTACCGTGCCCGAGGCATTGCCTGTAGCGTAGTTGGTTATGTTCGAGCCTCCAAGGACGCTTTGTACCACTGGATCATACGCGGTCCGAGTGTTTTGATCTACCCCGCGCGCGGCACGCTGATGAGTCACCCCCGGGAAGTACTCCCCAGACAACACATCGGCCAGCGACTTTCGCCGAGCCACAGCCCGATTGAGCGTGGTCTCGATGAAGGCCTGCCATGCCTGTGGCCCTTGCCCACCGACCTCGGCCTTGGTATAGGCCAGGAGCTTGTCCCGGACCTGAGGGTCCTGAAGCTCTTCCGCGAAGCGTCTTCGTCCGAGATCATCTGCCACTGGTACCTCCAGCGGGTTTGGGCTTCTGGGCGGCCTGCTTCAGCATCATCTGGTGCTTCTGCTCGCCCTGGACCAGGGCCTGTTGACCCTTCAGTTCATTGTGCCGCAGATCCTGTTGACCCTTCATAGCGTTCAGCTGAATGTCCTGCTGTCCCATCTGCTGGGTAGACTGAAGCTTGCTGAACTCGGTCGAGGCCTTGATCTGCGCCAGTTTCTGTGCGGATTGGACCTTCATGACGCTTTCCTGCATCTTCATCCCGTGCTCTTGCTGTTTCATAGCCAATTCTTGCTGTTTTTCACGGGGATCGTTGCTCTGGGCGGCCTCCTGAGCCTTGGCTATGTTGAGGGCGGTCTTGGACTTCGTTTCATCGACCTTAGCCGCCTCACCAGCGATCGTAATGGCCTTAGCCTGCTCAGCCACAGGATCTTTCTGCTCCAGAAGAGCCAAAAGCTTCCGCTTGAGCTGACCTTGTAGCGGAGCAAGCTCAAGTAGGATCTGTGGAGGTATATTAGCCCCTTGAGCGGTGAGGGCGACCAGCGTGTCATAAGCATCTCCCATCATGTTGACCTCATCTGGGCCCTCATCCAGGGAGAAGTTGACATCTAGCGTCCCAATCGAGTTCACGAGCCGCGGAAGCCCGTATTCATCCACCCCTACACCGTTGACTTGCACCAACTGCGCGAGTCCCGCGTCGTCTGTAACCCGAATATAGCGCTCAGCGGTCCAATATCGCTGCACAGCGTTCCAAATAGCCCGATAAAGACGCAGTTTCCAGTTCTTTATGCCTATAACGAACGGCCCCAGCTCGGCGATACCTGCTTGTTGGAGCAGGTTGATCGCGCGTCCGGACTTGTACTCGAGGCCCTGACCTATTAGGGCCGGGCTGGGGCCGAAGTTCTCGATCTCGTTCTTCGCATCCTCTAGGAACTTGATTTGGCCTTCGATGTTAGTGATGCGCGCTGCATCATCGAACTCCATCTCGAAGCCCTTGTTGTAGATAACCACACCGTCCGGTCGAATGGCCTCCCGCCGAGTAACTTCAATATCAGCAAATGCTCCATCTTCCGCCTTGATCCGGCGCGAAACCAGCTCATGTAGGCCTTTCGAGCGGCGCTGGTTGATCTCATCCTGGGATGAACGTAGATTACGGACGAAGCCATAGCGATCACCGTCATGATCCACGAAGCTGGAGAACATGATATACTTGCATATCATATCTCCCTTCTCATTGTAGAAGTAGCCCTTGCCCTCGTCGATCTTCATCGAGCCCGTGAACAGGCACCACTTCCACCCTTTTCCACTCTTGTACCAGATATCCACTACCCGCAGGCGCTTATGCCGAGAGTCCACGTCAAACCAGCGCCTCTCCCGTTCCGGGTTCGAGGTCAGGTCCGCGCCGTCGCCCTCCATCAGAACCCGCATCTCCTTCGCGGTCTCCTCGTCGGGCGCGAGCAACACAGCATCCTCAATGTCGAGCCACTTGCCCTGACCCATGAACCTTGCATCGGCGAAGTCATGATCGTAGGAGCGCACATCATAGAAGAAACTGTCCGTTTTGACGAGGGCGAACCCGATATCCTTGTCGTCCTTGTCCCCTTTGACGAGCATCATCTCGACGCCGCCAATACCATCCACAGCAGCGTTCTCGGTAGCGAAGGGGAAGAGCGACTCGCGGAGATCACTCTCCACCACATACCTGACCACTGCCGTCGCCAGCTCGGCACCCATCTCATCCTGATCTCTCGGGGTCTTTGGGTAGGCCTTCGGGTCCTGCTTGATCTTCTCCATCAGCCCAATGATCGAGTCAATCTTACGCCCGATCCTGTTGTACGTCACCACAGGCTGTTTGCGTCGGTTGAAGACCTCCACCTGATCTGCGGTCCACTGAGCCCCATGCCGGTATCCCCGAGCGTTCTTCTGCTCTAGGATCTCGTCGTGCTTCGAGGCAATGTAGTCCAGATAGGACTGCTTGCAACGACGCAGCTCCCAATAGCCCTCGTCGTCAATATCGCTATCATTGACCACATAGTCATCTTTATATGCTGCGATGGCCATCAGTGTCGTCCTATGATAACGCGGCCCTGACGTGGCCTTCTGATCGAGTAGTCAGACAGCATTCCGTGTCCAATAGGATAGGTATAGCGCGGGTCGTGCGGGAAGAACGGCTCGAACAAGGTGTCCGCATCGGTCATCTTCGAGGCGCTTATAAACTGATCGTATACCAACTGTGGCGTAAATAGCCGATCAGCGTCAGAAATCAGGTTCGGAAAGAGTTCATTTCGCTGAACAACCGTCGGCGAGTAGAAAGTACTCGTATCCGCGAAGAATACTGGATCAACCTTAGAGCCGACACTCGGCATTCTAAGAATATCAGTATCCACAAACGGGAATGGACTGATGTTGACCGCAGACACTGTCAACGCAGGCGCAAAGAATACATCACTATCAACAAACAGCACAGGCTGGATGTCGGACACGGCCAGTACGACCGGGTTGAATACAGCGTCCGCGTCGGTGAACTTCGACGGGCCGACAAACAGCCCTGTAATCGGATCAAAGAACACGTCCGTATCAGTGAACGTCAGCGGAATGACATTGACTGTCCCGGCGGCGAGCGCGGGCACAAAGAAGTTATCCGCGTCATTAATCCTGCCAGCCATTGTGGGCTGTGCGCCGCCACCAGTGACCAACGCCATCCTCGGCGAGTCACTATCAATAAACAGCGTGGGCGTGATATTGACTGCGCCTACGGCCAGCGTCGGATTAAAGAAGGTATCACTATCAGAGAAGAAAGTGGGAACTACTAGTTGCCCTTGGGCTGGCCCGCGGATAACCACAGTGACCGACATCGGCGGAGGTACATAGCGTCGGTTCTTGATCAGGGGCGAACTGTCGGACTCGTGATAGATACGCTTCAGCTCACCGCCAACTACCGTCGGGCTGTAGTGGGTATCACTCTCGGCATAGACAGCCGGAACCACTATGAATTGACCACCACCAATACCTACGCTAAAGATAGTATCCGTGTCGACATAGCGGCCTCCCGGTCGAATATCCAGATTTCCACTCCGAATAACGACCGTAACTGACATAGGCGGAATAAACCGCCTGACGATGATCCGTTCCGAGGCCGCGGCATAGGTATTGACTATTGGAGACGTACCGATCCCCTGAAGAGATGGCCCATAAAACCAGTCAACGTCAGTTAACAGCCCCGGGGTCGCTCCGACAGTTCCCCCCACAAGTGAGGGACTATAGAAACTATCGGCGTCCCCGAAGAAGAAAGTCCCGAAGTTATATATAACCGCGATACTAGAGAACGCATCAGCGTCAACTAGTAGGCTCGGTGTCAGGGCCCGCGTCGCGGCAAGCCCCGGAACGAATATAACATCACTATCAATAAAGAATACTGGCGCGGTCTGCTTCAGTGTCGAGACTAATGGAGCGAAGAACGTATCACTATCGATTATCAAAGGCTGGGCAACAGATACACCCCCGACGAAGCTGGGAGCAAAGACTCTGTCAGTATCGATGAATAGGCCCGGTCGCGGCCCAATCAGCGGACTAAAGAATACGTCCGAGTCCGCGAATAGCGTCGTAGTAAACCCTGCACCGAAGTTAGGCGCAGAGAAGATATCACTATCAACGAACAGCGAGGACAGTACAGCTGTTGTAGTACTTAGACCTATAATAAAGAACGTATCAACATCGTTGAAGGAGTTCTGGGCCAGTAGGTTTTTGCTGGTGCTGAGCGTCGGCCCAAAGAACGTGTCACTATCAGCCAGTCGCTGGGGCGTGACTATACCAGCATTAGGAATTGTAAAGGTCTGAATAACAGACGAGTGAGGTATCCTTCGTCGTCGATAGAATGCGCTCGCCGCGGCATAGGATGGGTACGAGCCCAGCGCGACCGCGGGACTATACCAAGCGTCGGTATACGGAATAAGATTAGGCGTGATCGACAGCACCTGGCCCGCCGTTGGACTGGACCAGCTGTCCGCATCGGAGATCTTGCCCGGTGTAAGCCCTATAGTCGATCCTAGCGCGGGACTAATAAAGCTGTCTGCATCAGAGATCAGCCCAGGCGTAAGCCCCGTAGGAGCCCCTGGCTGTTGCCGAGGAATATCGATAACCTCGCCAATAGGCCTAGATCGATAGACATATAACGGCGTCATCCCAGCTTCGGCTATACCCGGGAAGTCTCCAGAAAGGGCCGGGGCACTGTACGTATCATTGTCTGTATATTTTCCGGGAGTCAGGGTCTGAGTAAGATCAGCCTTGAATGTAATGACGCCCAGCACGTCATTGGTAGGAGTGGTTCCAGTAAACTGAGAACTCACAGTAGTTGTTGCTGTTACTCTCTGATGAGAGAGCATCGCATGAGAGTTAGCTTGGAACGCACTAACAGTAAACGTAATCGAAGTAGACCAAGTAGAATTGACGTTAGAAACAGCCCAAGACACTACAAGCTCAGAGGCCTGAGTCAAGGTGCCAGTCAGAGGGGCAACATAGGGCGTAGTTACGTCAGATATATTAGATGGACTTCTATCTACTGGAGAGACAACAAACGGCCCCTCGAATACCGCAGCTACGCACGAGAAGTCATTTGCGCTCGCGGTGGCCGCGATAGTGACCGTCGTCAACGATCCAGCCACTGTTACCCGAGAATAGAACAGCCTACCCGAGATCACCCCGCTGAGGGTTCCCGCGTTCTGCGCAGTATAGGTGTTACCAAGATTGTCAGTGCAACCGGAGGCTGTCAAAGCAGTCTGCTGGGCCATCAAGGCCACAACAAGATCACCCACCGCCACAGTAGTCGCGGTGTTCAGGGTAATGGCGTTACTCGCGAGGATACTGGCCCCGCTCGAGGCGCCCGTACCACCAGCTTTGAGATCGCCAAAGGCCATCTATCACATCGCGAACGAAGAGAACTGATATGGATTAGGTCCGGGCGGTGGAGCAGTCCCCACTACGACCTGGGCCAGCGCGGCCGAGCCGCTTTGAGCGAAGGTAACATCTCCCGAGTAGAACGCTGTTATACTGTGTGTTCCATCACTGAGTGCCGTTGTACTGAATGTAGCCACGCCCGCGGCCAGTGTTCCAGAGCCGATCGGACTTCCACCATCCCTGAAGGTCACGGTGCCCGTGGGCGGACCTCCAGTCCCTGTGACGGTCGCAGTGAACAGCACGATCTCGCCGGTATCACTAGGGTTATTATTCGAGATAAGAGTGACGTTAGTAATGGTCTTAGCGGTTTCATCCCAAGCATCCAGATAGAATGCCACGTTCTGCAGCGGAAACACATCCTGTTGTACTGAGCGCTCCATCAGATTTAGCTGGAAATGCGACTCCCATACAGCCTCGTAGACTGGTGCTGCATAGCGTCCCGGGATAACCTCGCGCTGGGCGTTATGATCCGCAGCATAATTTGGATCAGGCCCCTCAACGCAACCCGCGTTAGAAGCAGGGCTCCAAGTACCAAAACTAAACAGCCACTGGCCGATAAAGTGAAACATATAACAGCCGATGCCAGAAGCACACTCTGACCCAAACATCAGATTATCCATATTAAAGATAGTACCAGGCCAGCGCGTGCCTACCTGGGCAATAGAAGTCATTCCAGACATATTGGCCCCGCAGATAAAGGCCATGCCGTCCTGAAGAACCTGCAAGTAGCGGGAGTCTCCAGAGACCGCGTGCGAGGCTATAAAGGCCCAGTGATACCCCGAGATATCAATACCCTCAGAGCCGATATTAAATTGATTATTATCAGCAACCATCATCGTTCGACAAGCCGAAATCGGCTTTGGAGTAGTAAATATCTCTAGACCAGCCTCGATCCTGCCATAACAGCCCTTAAACGTATCTGCTATAACAGACTTTGCCGCAGCATTAATTCCAGGGGTCTGGTGGTATTCCCACGCAGCCAGTGGCCTTCCACCGAAACAGTCGAACCATATGTTATTAGGGTTTCCTCCGCCATAACCCAGATCCGTTTCAATAACAGTTTTGTAGACTGCAAGACCAGTAAGTCTATAGAGTACTGCAGCAGCATTAGTCCGCGCGATCCCAGAATTCCCCTCATTATTCAGAGTTGCAAGATTATTAACGTAGGTAGTATGGGTCCACGGAGTTCCGCTCCAGGGTGGGTTAGTGGAGGCCATTCGGGCCTCGAGACCAAGCACCCCATTATAGTAATTATCTTGCTCAGTGAAACTCCCAAATAATAGCTCGGCCCAATTCCATGCCTTTATAGCACTATTCTTCCACATATCTCCAGCGGCGTTGAAGCCATAAGCATAGAACACCTGAGCTATCTTACCTGCCCCGTGAGCATAGTAGAAGTTACTCATCTGATCAGGGGCATTAGCGTAGTTAACGCTCGGGCTGAGATTAGAGGGCGTAAAGGAGGTGCCAGTACCCGTATCCATCATCAGTCCGCCGGGCACAGAGCCCTCAGGCAGGAACGAGCCCGCCCCGTGCTGCATCCGACGATAGCCCTCCAGGCCAAAAACGGCCTGGGTAAACATCTCTGGGAGGCTGTTGGTCCCGGCATACTCCGGCACTGTCGGGAACATTTCCAACAGCTTTGGCAGTCCATAGGCCGTACTGGCGGCCTTCTGCGGCCGCATCAATACTAATTCACACCAACTATAGACCGCGCCCGTGACCGAAGCGAGTCGCGTACACCAGTCACCTGCGTCAGCCCAAGAGCCGCCGCCCGCGCCGTATCCAGACTGATACCAAGTGTAAGGCGTGCCCGTGGGGAAGAACCACTCAGGCCGCGCCGCTATAGCATCATTAATCTGCCCATTTATACCAAACAGTGGTGCGCCCCAGCCCATAGGATAGGGCACCTTACTCTGATAGATCTTGCCTTGGTTGCCTCCCGCAGTCACCCCATCAGTAAAGTTTTGTGGGCGTGTATAGCCAAACCGCCCGTCTAGGGCAATGCCCCACCTATGATGATACTCGCCCCCGGCCATGATCTTAGCAAGATCATTCCAGACAGTCGATCTTACCGGGAACGGATCAGATACTCCCAGCCCAGCGATCCTCAGCCTATAATTGCCCGCGGTCGAGGTCGTGAAGGTAGGAAATTCCAGCCCATAGACATTGGTTCCAGCTCTATTATTCTCCTGTAGCTCTACAACATATCCCTTACCACTTCTAGAGTGCCATGGAGCGTACGGTGGAAGATTATCCCCTCTAACGGGCACCCCAGTGCCAAAGTCAATGGCAGTAAACTGATTTGGCGCGGGGACAGTATCTACTCTAATACTAGCATGAGTTAGCTGGAAAGGTCCATCATCTCCACCCATGTCTTTCAGTCGCAACCGCTTTCCAACAGCCCATCCATGGTTAGTTGCAGTAGTGAACACGGCGGGATTAGCCGCGGTCATAGCCGTGATATTCTGCCGTTTTGCGGGATTAGTGCTGTCGAAAGCAGACTTCCCGTCGGCACTACTGTATCCACTCGTAATGTTATCAACCGGGATACTAACCCGTTCTTCGGCCTGGCCCGAGGCTATTCGCAGCACAATCGGAAACGGCCCGCCTACAGTGGTCCCCACGTTGTTGATAATCTCGAACTGAGTGAAGGCCGAGTAATCGACCGCGCCCTCGTTAGGTGCCCCTGGCATCCAGTGCGACAAATAAGCAATCTTGCCTACATCATCCGGCCTATACCCTATCTGATTGACATTAATAGCCAGTGCCCGCGTCGAGCGATCGTTCCACGTCAGATTGGTACTGATACTCGCCGCGGAATTAACGATAGCATAAGGCCCGCCCTGGGCCAGAGGCCCATCCAGCTTCAGATAAAGGTGATGTTTCAAAGAAGAGGTCTGACCAAACTGTCCCATAAAGGGTAGATCAGCGTAACCGTGGTCGTAGTTTTTTGACTTGATATAAACCGCAATAACTGTTCGTCCCCCGAACGAGGCCCAGTTAGCTGGATTTGTTGCCGCAGTCCGATCAAGGAATGCGTCAGGCTCGAGATCGCACGACCTAAAATACTCCTGATTAGTCCCGGCCAACCAGCCTCTTCGTCCCGCCGGGGCAAAGGTAGTCCACCTAGAATAATCCCAGACCTTACCCGTGCCCGGAGTCCAGGTCCCTGTGAACCGCGTCGCACAGAGGTCAGCTGTATCATTATTGATCCTGAGAATATCCCAAGACCCATTACAGTTAGGAACTCCAGCTACCCCAGTAATGCCGACAGTCCCCGCTGAGCCATCATTTATGTTGAAATAGAACGGAGCAAAGACGTTACTGCCCGTACAAGTAATACGGATAGACCCATCTATCGGACTAGAAGACACATTTGTTATGGTGACTGCAGCAGATGAAGATGCAGCTATCGATACCCCACCGTTGCTGAAGATCTGCCCATGCGTGATAGCACCGTCCCGCGCCTCCACGCAGACAGTATCCGGTGAAACCATAGTTACTTCTTTAACTGTAATAGGCACTTTACGGACCCCACACAGCTTCAACTAGAAGATTTCCGCCGTAGCCAAAGTCATCGCCAGGGTTCACAGACGAGATCGAGGGAGTTAAACTCCCCGCGGTGACACTGTGAGCCATGCAAAAGAAATTACCAGTGCCACTTTCATAAGACCCAGGAGTACTAACCCCGTCATCAACCATTGGAGGTGTTGGCGACCATGCTGGCGTCAGCACGGGATGCAACCTTCCAAAGACAACACACGCCCCGCCCGAAGGAACAGTGATCGCGCTCGGGAAAGTGTGCGGGTCCCAGCCAACTGACTCCTGGAAAACTTGTGTTGCAGTTGGAGCACCCGAACACCCCACCAATCTACCTACCATTATCCCGCCATGATCCCCAACTACATCTATAGTAACTACAATAGTGGCGGTTGTCCCGGTGGGCCAGGGCTTATACCAGATAGACAAGTTATTATTGGTAGCTCCTACCGCAAGAGTCATAGCATTACCATCAATCGTGACTCCGGTCATAACTCGTATTGCTGTAGCCCCAGCGCATACAACTACAATTCTGTCCGACGCGGCCGCACCAATACTCACCCCGCTAAACGTGAAAACTGAGTCGGCAAAGCTCGAGGTAATCACCGCCGGGGCTGCAGTCTTAGTAAAATCCAAAGCACTGCCCGTGGGCCCGGGCGAGGGCACAGATCTGCCGTAGCTCAGCGCGGGACCAATCACTCGTCTGCGGCGAAGCAGTGCCATCAGTACACGTTATTCCCTATTGCAGTCTGGTAAGTATTGATCCTAGCCATTATTCTCTGCATTTGAGAACTAAATGCCTGTGCCGCGCCAAAGGTTCCAGCCGCTATCTGAAAAGCATTATTCCCGAATAGCATAGGGAATGCTGCGTTAAAGACGCCACTCGGCGAGGCCGTGACCGTGCCCGCGCTACTACCGTTCTTCCATCGCGTGAAATCAGTACTACTTGTACGCGAAACCGCGTACTGGCCCTGGACGTTAGTATTGGCAGCTCCAGTAGAGTCAGTCGCCAACATCTGCGCATACATATTACCAGCATAAAGTGGTACTATAAAACTGTCTACGAGCGTTCCATTAAGAATTACCGCTGGAACACCAGTTCCTACTGCATCATTAGTGGTAAGATAGCACAACATATAATTATTGCCGCTGGTACCAAAATTATAGCCAGTATTAATATTAGGATTAAACTGCGTACTAAGAACTGACGAAGCGCCTCCTGTATAACCATGATCTGCAACGAAAGTGCCATCAGCAGGACCAGTCTCCACCAAATTAAAGTTATTCTGCTTGATATTAGTCTTGCTAGTGGCAAAGTCGGCCCCAGCTATCATATAAAGTCCATCTATACGCAACCAATCTCCATCATTCACTAGTCCCATAATAAGATCACGATAGGCCGTGGCCCGTGCCGTAGTCGGCGTCGCGATGCGATCAAAGAACTGTTTAACGGCATACGCTTCTACAGAACCATAGCCAAAAGCCTCTATCTTTGTAACTGAATAAAGGTTCGATCCGTCATCGTTATTCATAGTATCATTTGTTACCGAAGCTGTATCACTAGCAGGATAAGTATAAAAGTGTCTAAAGCCAACAACACTAGATCTTAGTCTAACCTCACTACTAGTATGATGCATAGAAACAACCAATGATCTGCTTCCATCATGAGAATAGGCTACAGCATCACTTGTTATAAACCCTCCTGACGAAACACTTCCACTCGCACTCCCAGAGAACAGCACCTGCACTTGAGTACCATCAAAGTCGTAAATATCCCCACTCGTCGCGCCATTACCGATATAGAGTTTATCCCAACTCAGCGTCCCAGATGCCGGGGCCTGTAGCGTTATCTTGAGTTGTGTACCGTTATTAATTCTATCAAAGCCTCCCCCCGAATAAGGAAATATAACCTGCCTGTTTGTAATTCCTGTCCAGCCAGAACCATCAAGACTACCACTAGTACTAAGCGAACGCTCGAACACGGTGAACCACGCAGCCGTGGCCGGAGCAGCAGTATAATACGTCCCCACACTAAACGGGAACGAGGGCCCCATGAGCTTACGCTTAATCAGACTCACTTCAGCACCTTGCCGTTAGCCCCAAAGATCTCGAACAGTCGATCCTTCCGCAGATATCTTCCGCCGTTGTTATATCGCTCCCACGCGTCGAGCCGCATCTCCAGTGGCATACAGCCCTTGCCCACGCACTGCCAACAGATGAAGCTATCACAGCAGTTACAGTGCGGAATGGAGTCCCCGCCGGTCTCTTCCGCGCCACAGTGCGCACAGATAATCCCGTCCTGCTCGAGATTAGAGCCACTAGCCCTAATCTCGACGCCATAGCTACGCTGGCGGCTATGTCGAGTAATGAGCATGGCCTACTCGTCGAACTTAACTTCCCAGAGCACCGTGCCCGTGTAATCGCTCGTCGCGCCCTTGGCCATGCAGGCTACGCCGTTCAGGTTAACCGCAGGCCAGGGCAACCCGATCTCGTCGGGAGCGTACCAGATGAACCCAGAGTGCTGGTTCAGGGCCTTCGTCCACAGCCGACTGGCGTAGGTGCCCTCGGCGGTGTAGTTGGCTTTCCAGGCACTTCCCGGACTCGGGGGCGTCCCCGCCTCGATCGGGGGCACAAACACCGGAGTCACCGATGTTGCCGTGCCGTCAGCTGTCTGCCGTTGGATAGTGTAGATGATGTTACAGTCCTGCGTGGCCGGGTTACTTACCGGGCCGATCGCGATCTCTCGCAGTGTCCCGCGGCGGAGCGTGGCGGTTTGCGCCCAGCCCGCAAGGTTGGTCTTGTAGGTAGTGCTCAGGGCCTGCAGCGTGCCCGCGAAGTCACTCGCAACATTGAACAGCATTGGAGTCTCCTTTAATGGCCTTTACGTTTGTCGCCCAGGCCGGAGAACATCTCATCAGTCAGAATGAGTGTTGGACGGATCACCTGGTCGAACGGAATGACCGAGCGCCTTCGGCCGGTCACTGGATCGTAGTGCTCAAGGAGCACCTCCATACTCTTGCCGAAGAGTTCCTTCATGCGTGCCTCAACCTCGCTTCGCAAGCCGTAGTTCTGTCGGAGGCAGTTCGCGATGATATTAATACTCGCGGACAAAACCTCCTCGATCGAGCGTCCGTTCGCGGCCCTGACAAAGGCCTCAAACAGATCGCGGCCGACCTCGGGCTCGCGGAGAGGGTCTTTAGGCATCGAAAACAGCCCCGTAATTGACGTGGAGCAACCCCTGGAAGCGGCGAACTGCCCTTGGGAAGTGTTTTAGCACCTCCTGAGCGATCAGACCCACCTCCAGGGGAGCATCTGGCCTCCTGTAGCGGTACTCGTAGAGGCCCAGGGGGCCGTAGTCGCCAATTCTTCGGATATCGTGCTTCGCGCGCGCGTCGGACAACTGGAAGATGCCCGAGACGTTCCACGTCACAGTGATATTGCCCCCGTTCGGGGTCACTGGGAGCCCGCCGCCTGCGGTGTCGTAGTACGACATGAGCCTCCAGGTGGTATTCGCGCCCGTGTTCTTGCGATAAATGACCAGGGCCTCCACGGAGTTCCCACTTACAGCCGTATAAGTGAGGTCCCCTCCATCAAATACCCCGTCCGTACTCGATACCGTTGTAGCCGTGGGCGTTATTCGTTGATCAGTGCCCACAATGGCATTGGGCGAGGTCAGGGTGGTCGCGTAGAACTGGTGCGTTGCCGCGTAAGTATAGACGCCAGTGTCCACGAGCGCGCAAAACGGACCCAGAGTAGCACTGTCAGTGATAGACGAGTCCGCGCTCGCGTCCATCAGAGCCTTTTTCCACAACGGATACAGAGCGGGAGCCATCGGTGATCTCCTTGGTTAATAGACAACCCAGTCGCCGGGACCGGCGAGTTCTCTGGTGGTATAGCCGATCTTAATGGCCTTAGTTTCGACCTTTTTCACGGGCGAGAAAGGCCTCGACATGCACGCGTAGCGCCACTCGTCCGCGGCATGATCTTCGCCCTCGGTATTCACGTCTTCCATCTTGGTTACGTCGTGTTGGAGGGCTGGGATAGTGCGGATACTTGCCGCGCACGTGGCGAAGCAATAGATCATAGGCAGCTCGTCGAACCCAACGAGCCGCGCACGCATCTGATCCCAGCCCCCCATCGAGCCCCGCTGGGGGACCCGAGCGTTGTCCGCCGCGTGGAAGGGCCGCCGCTTATGCCTGATAAGGACCTTGTTCATGCGTTCCGCTATGGAGGGGCCCCCATCTTCCCTGAAGCAGGCCGGGTCGAGCACCCCATAGCGCAAGGTCTCCTGGTCCTCGCGCTCTGAGATGCCTTCTGCTACCTCTTCTGCGGTCATTTTCAGGCCGATGTTGATCGAGGCCGCACCATACCACTCCCTATACCGCACAATAGCGCCGCGTGGGAGCACTCTCCCATCAGGGACCTTATAATCATCGCTGACAATAGCCCACCAGCCAACGCTGAAGGGTCGGGCTGATCCCCAGTCCATCGACCTAAAACGCGCCCATTCTCGTGGAATACTAAATGGGTCTGTGACATGTTTATCGTATCTCCAGCAATCAAAATACGCGCCCTCGATTACGGTCCAGTCTCCTTCGAGCCACGCTCGGACCATGGAGTCGCTGGACAGTCCTCTTAACCTGTCCGCGTAGGTCGGGTCCGAGGCAAGGAGAATTTTGTTATCTCGGAGTTTCGCCGGGATAAATAGTCGTCGGTGCTTGGTGACTGGGTCGAGTATGGGCTCATAACCTCCAGGCGCAGGATCGACAAAGTAGGCCTTGACCCAGTGGTGACCGACACCTCCCGGATTTGCGGCAGCTCGTATTCGCTTGGTATGGATATTGTGAGCCGACCGCAGGCGGGCTCGTAGGAAACGGTAGCCGTAATCGGTAGGCCACTGGGTAAGCTCATCCCAGCCGATCCATGTGTAAGCGTGTCCCTGGTATCGTGTGGCATCGTGGTCCCTCTCTATGTACCGCATCCTGAGGCTGGCCCCGTTGGCCCAGGACCAGGTTTTGGCCTGCTCGTGCCAAGAGCCTCCTGAGATCGGGAATATCTCTCGAGCGCGGCGTAGTAAGTCCTCGAGTTCGTTGTAAGTTCTGCGGAATACCACTCCCTGCCAGTACTGACCGTAAGTTGGTACATCTTGAAGAAAATCGCCGAGGAGAAAGTCACTTTTGCCCCCTCCCGCCGCGCCCCCATAGAAGAGTTCGGGGCACCAGTCGGCCGTGATCGCGTCAGTTTGCGGGCCGGGCTGAGGGCTCCACGCGACCCCGGTCGGGCTCTCCTCTGGGCGGACCTTGGGCCTCATGGGCTCACTGTCCAGCCCCCGCACCAGTCCGTTGGCGCGGGCGAGGGCCACATAGTCGCGGGATACGCGAGCGCGCTCAGCTGGGAGAGGATCAGGTAGGGCGGGCCCTTCCGACAATTTCCAGCCATGTAGAAGGCGCACGTCGAGCAGGATTGACCACTGGGCGGTCTAATAGGCATTAGTTTAGCCCTTTCCGGTCGTGGACCACCTCTACCTCACTTTCCGCACTGGACCCCGCCCCGAGTTCCTTGGCTCGCCGCTCTTTCCACTGATCGAAGTTTTCCCGGGGCGGCCGATCAATGAAGTCCCGGTCCATTTTCAGGGTGACCTCTTGGCCGGGGCCGTGCCCTGTGCGGTCTGCGAAGGTCTTTACCACGTCGATTAGCAGGGGAATGCTGAATGTCTCTGGGTTGTCGTGCAACCGCTCTTGCAAGAGCTCGATCGCGTCGAGGGACATGTTGTTCATCCGCTCGGCCAGATCGGCGAAGATGCTCTTTGCCTCTGCGCGATAGTCCTCTACTAGGGCCGCGAATGCGGCGTCGTTGAGTAGGGTCGAGATCCTGGACTGATTGTACCCAGTAACCAGAGCCGCCTGGGACTGTTTCATGCCCGTGGCGAGGCACTTCGCGAGGGAGTGGTGCGAGGCGTGGATACGGACGAGGGACTTGGGCTTCGTGCCGCGGTTAGTCGCGAGCGCCGCGATGTCGGCCTCGGTTAGGTCGCGGGCGTGCTCGATGAACAGGGGGCGGGGCACGTTCCCCATGAGGCGGGGGCCGGTCGAGGTGTCTAAATCGTCGATGAAGTCATCCATATGGCTGGTCCTGTGATCGACGCAGTCCGGCCGCGCGCGAGTAGTGTGCGCCCCTCTCGGATAGTAGTCAAGTAGATTGTGGTATGGCTGTTTCGGAACCAGCCGTCGGACCATACATATGGCTCTTTGCCGCGTCGGCTCCCCGACATAAGGGGCGGAGGCCCCGAGCCGTATCGAAACATTTTATTCTGATATGGCGGGGTCACTCGATATGGCCATTCCCCCTCGGTATTCTGGCGGGGCTGAAGCGGCCAGCAATAAAAGTTCTTTTTTTAGCCCCCCGGCCTCTTTATGTTTCAATATTCGAG